CATGTTCAAAGAGCCCTGGTCAATGTCTTCGACCAGATTGCCAAACCAATTTGCGGCGCGCTCTGCGTCTGACGCCTCGTCGACCGGGCGGCCATCAAGCGAAATGCTGACGGAACCGTCTTCGTGCTCGATGCGCACGATATTGCCGCGATCGTCTGTCTGGTGCTTGGGCGCGCCTTCCTCGATCTCGACCATGACGTCTTCAGCAGACGCGAGACCCGCCGGGGGCTCCTCCTGCGGCATGCGGATGTTTGGTGAAAGCCCCGGTGTCATTGGCATGTCTATTCGCCCTGCTCTGCTAACAGCTTTTCAATGTCCTTAACGAAACGGTCTAAACCCTCGCGCGCGGCCATATTATCATCTTTAGCCGCTATCTCATAGACGCGGACATAGTCATGAGGAGCTTTGCCCCAGACCTCCACGCGGAAGCGACTAAGCTCTTTTGTGACAGGCGACGCCTGATGGATGACGTCGACAATGGCGTTGGCAAAAATCATGTTTATCTCTTTGCTATACTGGATAGAGCGGAGGCGGCGGAGCGCCGTGATGCACCCTACTTTGATCGAGTTCCGCCGTCCACTCGCTGCCTCTGACGAGCAGTCCAATGTCGCGCAGATGGCGCAGCGCCATGCTTGTCGTGTCGACAAGATCGTCATGCTTTCCTTTTGGGAACTGCGCTGCTTGGTTTATGACGAGATCTGCGAAAGATCTGTTGGGGGCATAGATTAGTCCTTCAGAGAATAAATGCTGAATGGAATAAAGGCGCGCCAACTTATCCTGCCCCTTTGGATCTACAAGCTGAACGCCAAAATCATCGTAACCATAAACCCGACGCAGCTCTTGCGCAACGCTATATCCGCTTGCCTTGTTTTCGACGAGCAGCTTGTCGACACCGTAGTCGAGCATGGTCTCGCGCACGCGCTCCACCAGCTCATGCAGCTCCAGGCGCTCAGACCACGCAGCCATGAGCATGCACTTGGGATGTTCTTGCGTATAGGTTCTTTCCATCTGCGCCATCGTGCCATCAGCAGAATAGGACCGCGTCACTTGTGCGGTTTGATCGCCGCCAGACCAGACGCCCCAAACCGTCATCGCGCTTGGGTCGTTTTCGGTCTTGGTTGTGTAGGCTGTGTCGAGCGACGCAATGATATAATCGAATGGCGGGAAGTTGGGGCGCTTCCATTCTTGCCAGAAGTCGCGCTGAATAATACCGCCACCGCGTGGTTCAGGCGATTGCTGGAATTGAGCGGCGACCGCCCACTTGCCCATGATCTCTTCATCGCGCTCGACGACTTCAGGCGGGAAGCGTGCAGGAAAGAGAAGCTCGCCCTCTTCTGTGCGCGGATCTTCCAGACCAAGCATCGAAGGCTCAGCCCGACTTGGGCTATAGCGCATGGGAAGCATCAGGTAATCATACGGCAGCTGCCTGCTGATGATTGATCCAATGATGTCGTCTTCCGCCAGGCGTTGTTGGATGACAATGATCGATGACTTCTTTGGGTTCACCAATCGCGTCGGGATGGCTTCAAAGAACTGCTGGTTGGTTGTGTCGCGTATTTGTTGTGACGCCGCGTCACTTACCGACAGCAAATCATCGCATATAATTCTATCGGCGCGCGCGCCCGTTATTGAATTGATTGCGCAGCATTGGCGAAAGCCCATTGCTGTATTTTCGAACTTCTGCTTCTGGTTTTGATCCTTCTGCAAAACGACATGCGGCCAACGCTCGCGGAACCAATCGCTCTCCACAAGGCGGCGCATCTTGAGACCGTCGCGTATTGCAAGCTCCTGGCTGTGCGATACGCAGATGTAACGCAAGTGAGGTTTGTTCATAGGGCCCCACTCATAGGCAGGCAGAAAGACGTTGACCATGAGGCTCTTCATCGAGCCCGGAGGCACCGCTATCATCAAGCGATTATAGAGCGAGCCGTCTTCGAACTCGACGCCTTCGCTCAACGCCATCAAGTGCTCTGCAATGTAATCGATATGCCAGCCGTGAACGTAGCCTTCTCCGCCTGGCTCGATGATTGGCCACGCAAGCTTAATGAAGTTCACAAGATCTTTGCAGTCTTCGCGGTCAAGCTCGATCAGCTGCTGATCAACATCAATCGTTGTTTGGTGATCGAGTTTAAGCAGCGCACCCATTGCTACACCCAAAAACTATCTGGCTCACCCGCATCGCCAATCCATCCAACAGGAAACGTATTAAACGCAATATAAGTTCCGTTTGCCGTCGCACGGTGCGCAAGTAACGACGAGAACAAAAACAAATAGCCTTTATCAGTCCCAATGCTGCACATTGGCATGTTCGCAGCATTTGGCGAATACGTTGGGATGTAGAGATGGCCGCCATCTTGTGGCTTGAAGAACTCGATAACGTCTTCGGCGCTTTTGTCCGCGTCGAGAAAGAACATGCCAGAGACGTAGCTATTGTTTCGGCGCATGATGTTTTCGTCTCGCGCGCTCGCAGACCAAGACATCGATAACCGCAAGCTGACTTCATTGCGGGGCGCAATGACGTTGCGCATGTAGCGATCAAGCTCTGTGCTAATAAACTCGCGCAAGTCTTTCATGGGTTCAGCGTCAAGGACATTGATGCCGCGCTGCCCTATCGCGCCAACCGCGTGATCTATCTCTGCCTGCGTGACGTCGCGCTGAAGACAAACGGCGACGACGCGCTCAGGGAATAAATTGTATAAGCGCGCGCCTTCAAAATCATCCATATCAATTTCCCGGTCCGCTCACCCATGTTGTGTGGCCATTTTCATCAGCATATTTAAGCCCAGCGATAATAGCTGTGCTGAACTTACCTAAAAGCTCAAATGCCTCATCGCGGCCAAACATATCGTTTATCAGGATCTGAACAGAAATGCTTGCGAGAACCTGCATCTTGCGTTCGGCATCATCGACCATGTTTTCGTCCAAAACATCTTTTACCTCATCGATGACGAACTCCATGAAATCTTCGCGATCTTCTTCTGTCATCTCGTGCCTTCTTTCGCCGCCATCAATATGGCGCGCAATGCTTCGCGCTGCTCCGCGTCAAGCGCCTTTGCGTCGACGACCTGAGACTGAACTTGCACTGGGCCGCCATCAGCTCCAGTGAGCTGTGTTTCCTTGCGCTCAGTGTAATCATCGCGGAAGCGCGACGCGACGGATTTAATCCAAAGGTTCGCGTTAAACTCGCGGGAATAAAGACCAAGCTGCCCGTGGTTCTCCCACCAAGTCTGAGCTTCGCTGCGCGCGCGCATAAGAGCGGTGCGAAAGTCGGGGTATTCTTCTTCCCAGCGCAGCACAGAAGCTTTATCAACTTCAAATGCCGAAGCCATCTGGGCTAAGCTTTTGCCAAGCTTGCCAAGCTCAATAATGATCTCACAAAAATCAGGATAATATTTTGATGGGCGGCCATTAGATTTTCTATCTGGCTTCTCAGAAGCTTTGATCTCAGCAATCCGGGCTTTGATTGCCGCAAGCTTTTGTGCGTCCGTCTGATTATTTATATCTTCACTCATATCTCAACTCACATAAAAGACCGGGACATTGTAACATATCCCGATCTAATTGTTTACTGATTAAAAGTCATCATCATAATCAGCGGGCTTAGTCGGGATTGATGAAGCCTTTACGGTAACCGTCTTCATAGCTGCCTTCCCAAGCGGCGTATCTGCCAACATGCCCAAAGCTTCCATGTAAGTTGAGATCAACGCTTGCTCATGCATGCGCTCTGTTGCGTCCTGCTTGCGCAAAGCCAAGATCTTTTTAAGAACCTTAGTATCAAATCCATTGCTCTTGGCTTCAGAGAAAACGTCTTTGATGTCGGAGGCAATGGCTGCCTTTTCTTCCTCAAGCTTCTCGATACGCTCAACGATCGTCTGCAACTGGTTATTGGTCATTAGTCTCTCCAAGATAATTTGAGATGCATTCGGCCAGATATTTGGCTTTCAGCTGGCAATAGTCGCACTGCTGCTCGCAGGGAGCTGTGTGTTCTCTAAGGGCTATACGTCCATATCCATCCTGATCTCGATCTGTGCCGACCGTGAACGAACACAACCCAGCCGCAATAGCATTGATAAGCCCCTCATCCATGTCAAGCTTCCCTTGTCCCAAACCCGCAACATGGCTAACGATTGAGGAAAGATCAATCCGGGTTGACAGTAGAAGTAACTTCTAGTATGGATCTGGGTCTAGTGATTTGGATATGGAGATTGATATGACCAAGCTGACGAAGCCTATCCCAGGCAGCCACCTGCACGACTATTCAGACATGCTCATAAAAGAGCTGATCAGGCTGTGGCGGGAACAGCGACCAATCGCTGCCGCCCCAGAGATATATGACACCCTTATTGACGACGCGTTCAAGGTTTTGGGATATCGCTGTGCTGTTGAGTATGTAGAAAAATATGGAGATTGATATGCGCGTGTATCCAGAGTTTAGACTTCAGCTGATGCACAATAACAAATGGCTTGTAATAACTCACGCATGGGACTTGTCTGCCCTGTCCCCACAAATTGAGATTTATAAAAACAAGGGCATGACTATTAGAGTTCAACGCTTGATCAACGGTCAATACAAATAACGGAGATTGATATGAGCACTATGAGTAAACAAATAAATAAGCCAATACCAAATAGCAAATTGCACAAAGTTGATGACCCGATGCTAGAGATTTTAGTTTCTCTTTATCGCGGTAGAATAAAAATCGCTAAAGCAAAAAGAAAAAAACATATTATAAAAAAATATGCTAAAAAAATACAAATGATTTACAAAATATTTGGATACAGGTCCGCTCTTGAATGCTTAAAAAAAGATGGAGATTGATATGAAAATTGAGAACATTGCACGCATAGAAAACATTATCGTCAAAACCATTATCCAGGATGCCCTGGATCTTGGCTATTCAATCATACACCACAATGGCGAAGACGATACAATTTCCGTAAAACCTGAAGAGGATCGAGAAAAGACTGTCGACGCAATAATGCAGGAGGTGCGACAATGCGACGAGGAGTATTTGATTTTTTATGATGACAGAATAAAACGTAGGCGCGTTGGAGAAGTATTTCTAGTTTACGGAAACGATGGATATGACGTAATATGCAATCACACAGATAATGCAGAAATGGATCGCATTCTTGCAGGCGCTAATGAGCTTGCATCAAAATACGAGTAATAAAATGAAACTAACGTCCTTCATGAAAATGCTTCTTGAATACGAAGAGCTTGGCATGAAGATCACGAGCAATACGGAATTAATTATCATATACGGTCACACCGGTAAGCTGGTTATTCCGTTTGCTCAAATCTATCACTGGCGCATAGGAGATCTGAGAAGAAGCTTGAGGAACTTAAGAGATAAATCAAAAGACGAGCAGCAAACATGACGCAAGACGAAAACATCTACACTGACCATCTAAAATATGTCCGGTGCAAATCAATTGGATTGATCAAGGAAGCTGCCGAAAAGCTATGGCGCTCTCCAGATAGTATGGAGCACGCTCAAACAATACAAAACGAGTTGAACAAATATATCCAAGCGCAATTAGAATTAAGCGAAATCACAGATGGAGATCGATATGTTAGTAAAACAACCAACCACGCAAAAGAACCCTGAGACGCTTGCTGATCGCATCAATCGTCTGGCCTGGGCGGATGATGTTCAGGAGCGGGTAAAGCTCAAGACCATGTTTGGCCAAGCCCGTCGCAGAGCCAAAGAAAAGCCTGTCTCGCTGCCCAAGCTGTCCTGGATGAAAGACGCTTGACAGGTAGAAGTAACTTCTATACCAAGGAGGGGAGCTGATTTGCTCCCCTTTATTTTTATGGAGATTGATATGTCAAAATTTGTCGCATCGCCCCAGCAGGCTGCTTTCCTTGACTGGGTCGTCAAAGGCTCAGGCTCATGCGTTCTTGA